AGAGCTGGATTTGTCATTGATGGATTTTATGAAGAATGTTTTAAAACCAACAAAGAAATTCCTATGGTAATGATAGTAAGGCTTAAGAAGGTAAAACGTGATAGCTTAAAATAAATTCAAGTTTGTAAAAGACACACCAAGGCTCCCACACTGCCATCATCGGCGGCGGGGAGCCTTGGTTTATGCGTTTATCTCGATTGTTACTCCGGACTTGAAGTCGATGGTGAAGTGATCTTCCAAGACCGTAATCTTCGTGATCAGGCGCTTGACCAGCGTCTCGTCAAACTCCGTAACGGTGGTGGGCTGCTGATGAATGAAGTCCTGCAGGTCTTGGATCAGACGCATCTGTTCATCTTTGACCACGCTGTCGACCTCGGCCTGTTTTCGCATATCCCGGAGCCGGAGGATTTCATCCGCGATGGCGTCGTAATCATCCTTCTGATTCGCCATCTTCACGAGCTCCTTTTGCAGCTCCCGTAGGCGTTCATCGATGACTTCCGGCGACAGGGTATCTCCCTGCTTGATCACTGTGGCGATATTGGCTTGCAGGGTTTTCAGGAAATCGTCCTTCTTACAGAGCACCTGATTGATAGCCTCAACAACCACTTCCTTCAGGTGCTCTTCATTGACCGTCCGGGCATGGCAGACGTGACCGGTGGACTCCAACCGGCTGCAGCATCGCCAGACGATGGATTTGCAGCCACGGTTGTTCCAGTGAACGCGCCGGAAGAATTCGCCGCAGTCGCCGCAGAAAACCATCTGGGCAAAACAGTGATTGCAGGAGTAACAGCGCCGTTTACCATTCTCAGTGGTATGGACCAGCCTTCGTCGTGCAAGTTCCTCCTGCACCAGAAGGAAGATGTCCTTCGGAATGATCGCTTCGTGGTCGCCCTCCACGTAATACTGCGGGACAGTGCCGTTGTTCTTGATGCGCTTTTTTGTAAGGAAGTCTGTGGTATAGGTCTTCTGGAGAAGGGCATCACCGATGTATTTCTCGTTTCGGAGAATCTTATTGATGGTGCTGGTGTGCCACTTCGTCTTGCCTGCACCGGTGAGGATGCCGTCCGCTTCAAGACCAGCGGCAATCTTGTCCATGCTTTTGCCTTCGAGGTATTCCCGGTAAATCCGCTTGACGATTTCTGCCTGCTCTGGATCGACGATCAGGTGGCCGTCAGCGTCCTTGGTGTATCCGAGGAAGCGGTTGTGGTTGACCTGCACCTGTCCCTGCTGGTAGCGGTACTGCAGACCGAGCTTTACGTTCTGCGAAAGACTCTGACTTTCCTGCTGGGCGAGGGAGGCCATGATGGTCAGCAACACCTCACCCTTGGCATCCATCGTGTTGATGGACTCCTTCTCGAAGAAAACGGGAATGTTGATCTCCTTCAGCTCCCGGATATATTTCAGGCAGTCCAGCGTGTTCCGGGCAAACCGGCTGATTGACTTGGTAATGATCATGTCGATATTTCCGGCATGGCACTCGTCGATCATGCGGTTAAACTCGTCGCGCTTTTTTGTGTTGGTGCCGGAAATGCCGTCGTCTGCAAATATGCCTGCCAGCACCCAATCTGGATTCTTGGAAATGAACTCCGTGTAGTGTTCGATCTGAGCCTCGTAGCTGGTTGCCTGCTCATCGCTGTCGGTACTAACGCGGCAGTACGCTGCGACTCGAAGCTTTGGCTTTTCAGCTTTCTTGATGTTGTTTCCGACCTGTCTTCTGGCCGGGATAACCATAACATTTCCCATCAAACCACCTCGCTTTTCAGCAGGCTGTAGATGTATTCGGCCTGCTTTACCGGATTGTCGTAATGTTCCATGATGGCTCCGATGCTAAATTGCGTTGGGATCTTGGGACGTTTTTTTGTTGACTTCCGGTCTAAGCGACCGAGGGCAGCAGCGCGTTTAATCCGTTCTGCCTGCACCCGGTCGAAGGTTCCTTTGTCTATGATCGCCGGGTAGAAATCATCACCGAAGTAGTGCTCCGTCATCAACAGCCGCTTTGCGGAAGCGTGGTAGGTTTCGATTCCGGCTTCATTGGCAGCGTTCTGCAGGCTCATCCCGCCAAGATAGTTGTCATAGAGCATTCGGAGCTTTCCAGCTGCGTCTTCGTCAATCACGGCGACACCGTTTTCAATGCGGTATCCGAAAGGTGTATGTCCCATCTGATCACATCCTTTCCTTCAATTTCAAACCGCATTTCAGTTCGAAAACAAACTCGTTTCGGGACTGGATAATGATGCGGTCAACGGTCTGTTCAAATAGCTCTTCGTCAAATGAGTCGAGCATAGTGTTTTTGCCTGCAAAGTGAAGAAGGGCTGTCGCAGCTCGCAGGTGACTGGCATCGCCGCTGATGTTCTTGTTCAGCATGTTGATCTCAGCACGGTAATCGTCAGCCTGTTGGAGCAGGGCATTGTTTTCTTCGTTATAGATAATCGGATCAATGTAGCCTTGTCCCATGAGCTTCGTCAGGGTCTCGCGCTGGTCGGAATTCTGAAGAAGCAGTGTCTGAATCTGCTGAATCCTTCTTAGGGAGCCGTCCTTGTTCTCTGAGCGGAGGGCTTCAACGTAAGGCTTCAGAATCATGTGGTGAGCGTAGATCAGCTTGTTCATCATAGTGATGAAGGCAGCCTTTAGGGCATCGTCCTCCACATATTTCATGGAGCATTGAGCTTTGTCGTTGATGTGCGTATTGCAGCACCATGCGGCATACTTGTTCTCAGAGCATGAGTGTATCCGGCGCTTAAATGTGTTACCGCACTCGCCGCAGATGATCCTGCCGGAGAAGCAGTACCGTCTTTGGTATTTACCGCTGCCCTTGACAATGCCTTTTTCTCTGCCTCGCTGATGAATCAAGGCGCGGACGGCATCAAAGTCCTCTCTGCTGATGATGGCCTCGTGATGATCTGCAAGGGCAAATCTATCTTTTTCTCCGCGATTGACGTGACGGTTAAATTGTGAATCCGTATAGGTTTTCTGAAAGATCACATCGCCTGTGTACTTCTCGTTGGCCAGCATGCCGCGCACGGTAGTGGCAGTCCATCGCCCACCCTTTTTGCTGGGGACGCCTTTCTCATTCAGAGCGTCAGCGACAGCCTGTGTTCCCTTACCGGAAAGGACCTGTGCAAATATCCAACGGACGACCTCGGCCTGTTCCGGATTGATCACCATGTGCTCACCATTCCATTCATAACCGTATGGCGGATAGCTGATTTTGAAAGTGCCATTCTGGAACCGCTTTTGAATCGACCACTTGCTGTTTTCAGAAATGGATGTAGACTCTCCCTCAGCCATACTGCTTAGAATGGAGAGAAAGAGCTCACTTTCCATCGAGCTGGTATTCAGGTTTTCCTTCTCGAAGTAGATCGGTATGTCCAGTTCGAGGAGCTTCCGGACCATCTCCAGACAGTCCGTGGTGTTCCTTGCAAAGCGGCTGATGGACTTGGTGATTACGAAGTCGATCTTCCCGGCCTCGCAATCGGAAATCATGCGGAGCAGTTCCGGCCTGCGATCTTTCTTGGTACCAGAGATTCCTTCATCAAAGTACAGACCGGCAAATTCCCAGTCATCCCGTCCGGAGATATAGTTTTCATAGTGCTGCTTCTGTGCTTCGAGGCTTTCGAGCTGAGCGTCGCTGTCGGTGGAAACTCGGCAGTAGGCAGCTACGCGGAGCAGCTTCTTTTTTGCCTTCGATGCCTTGCCAGCACTGAGTTTTGTAACCTTTTTCAAGACTTCACCTCCCTTCGGTAGTGTCGCATATTACCTCTGTTTTAAAGAGTTATCAACGGTATTCGGGAATATATCTGCGAGGAAGGGAGAGAAAGTTTCCCGGTTCATATTGGACAATTTGTCGAATTGAGATAAGGAAATTAGGCCAGCATCCAGCATTGCTTTTGAGATCTGCTGGGCTCGATAAAAATCGACATCCTGCTGGAACTGCTCTGGGGTAAAGAAGTACTCCGTGGTTACTCCATCAAGGGCAGCGGCAAGCTGGGTATCAGGTAAAGTGGTCTGTGTCATAGGAATTGCCTCCAGTCTGAGAGGTTTTCCTCTCAGTCCCTACTGGACAAATCCCGCTGGGGTGGTCCGCTTTTGAGCATAAAAAAAGAGGGCCTGCGGAAAATCCCACAGACCCTGATGGTGATTATAGCTTTGTGCAATGGTCGAGGCTGATCCAGCCTGCACCGGATTTCAGGCGGCCCCAGCCGGAATCGGAGCCGGGACCTTTCTCCACCTGAAGGATCGTAAAGCATCCTCGACCAGTGAAGAAGCCGGTCTTGCTGTAGTTGCTGCCGGGACCGGTACGGATATTCAGATCACCGATGCCGACCTTCACGAGGAAGGGCACGGCAGGCGTTTCCGGCTCCGGAGCGGGAGCGTAGACGACATTGCCGTCTGCATCAAAAACGCTGTATCCCGGATTCGCATCAGCGCACTTCTTGGCATTGGCCAGATTCTTGTAAGCGCCTTTCTGCGATTTGCTGTCGGACCAGTCCTTCCGGACACGATAATATCCGCTGGCCGGTTTCTCGGCAGTAGCATCAGGCTGAGCGGAGCTGCCGCCAAGTGTCGCTGTGACCTTGCTGGCCAGATCGCCCATGCGAGAATACATCCAGTTTCCCGGACAGCTCTTGTTGGCAAACCAGCGGTGGACCGTCAGGATCATCTCGTCCGGAGCAGGGGTGTAAGCCAGCGTCTTGTCCTTGTCGCCCAGCCAAAGGAGCTTCTTCTTTCCGTTGCGCTGGCAGATGTCCACGCAGAGCTTGATGAGCGTCTGGTAAACAACGTCCCGGAAGGCGTAGGGCTCCGAGGCATCCGAGGCACATTCGATGGTAATGGCACGCTGGTCATTTGCGCTGGAGGAGGAGCACCATGAGCGGTTCTTCTCCTCCACGTACAGACCTACGCGGCCATCTTTGTCGATGCCATAGTTGGAGGAAGCCTGTGTGCTGGATTTCGCAAACCAGTCACCGAGGCTTTCTGCCGTACACTGGCCGACCACGCAGTGAGGCGTGATCCGGTCGATAGAGTGCGTGCGCTGGCCGGAGTGATTCGGACTCAGTTTGGTATAAGCCGTCAGAGGGCTGTTCGTGTATCCCATTACTCGTCCTCCTTTTCTGCGCGGTCATGAAGCTGCTCCAGCACGGCCTTCAGTTTTTCCGGGATGGGCAGGCCGAGGTGTGCGGCGTTCTCCACGAGACTGACGCCTTCATTGGAGATGTAGAAAAAGATCACTGCCGTCCTAAGTACACTGCCGGTGCCGATCA